CTCCAGGAACACTAGCCGCTAATGCTGGTAATCTTTATCTTATTACCAGCCAACGTGATGCATTGCAAACTTTCGGAAATCCAACATTTTACAGCTCAGCTGGTAGCGTTCAATATAATAATGAATTAAATGAACTGGGATTATTTACACTTTATACATATCTCGGTGTTGCCAACAACGCCTATGTAATACGTGCCAATGTAGATCTCGATCAACTTATTCCTAGCACAACAGCACCAACTGGACCAACTAAAAACGGCACATATTGGCTAGACCTTGCAAGCACAACATGGGGAATATTCCAAAGCAATGGAAATATTAACCCAGCTTATGCATGGCAGTCACAAACACCACTTGTTATTGCAGACTCAACAAAGCTTCGCCGCTTTGTACAAGGGTTTGGCACAACACCAATTACATCCGGGTCTGCTAGTTGCATAACAATCTCGGGTAACTTGGTTATTAACAACGTTGCAGTTGCTATGCCTCTTGGTATTAGCATTTCGCAAGTGGCCAGCAACATCAACACAAGTGTGTCTCTGCAATTACTTGGCATTTCTGCTACAGTCTATATACGTCCAGGAAAATACAGCAAAACATCCAGTGCCTACGGCGATATATTTGATTTAAGAATAATCAGCGACGATTATACGCAACCAATTACACTAGCAGGGTCAACTCCCAGTGTGCTAACTAACCTTGGATTTACAGCTGATCCAGAAAATCATGTACATCCAGTAAGCGGTTACGGAATAGCTGGTAATTATGCAGTAAACACACTGGAAAATGCCGATGGGTTGTATTCAAACAGCATATTCCAGCAGATAACTATTACAAGCAGCTCAACAACTACAAATTGGTGGTTCCAGGTTGGAACAACAGAGATTGAAAATCCAGGATTTTCTTGGCAGGGCGCTGTTCCAACAGTGCTAACCGGCAATGTTCCAAATCCAACACTAGTAGCTGGCGAGCAGGCAACCATACAGATTGGCGCAGGATCTATACTAACGGTATCTGTCCCATCAGCTCCAAACAATACACTAGCCGGATTTGTAGGAGCAATTAATACCCAACTAAACAGTGGATCCGGTACAAATGCCGTTGCCTCGATAACAACACAAGGCGGGTTAAACTATCTAACAATTACTAACTACGACGCAACACAAATATATCTCAAAGACTTAAGTGATCAATACGGCGGCAGCACACCGTGGGAAGACTGCGGATTATCTCCTACAAACACATATTGGGGCAGCGTCACAGGCTCTATTAGCAATCCAACTTATGTGGCATCTACACTAGAAACACAATCTGCTTCTGTTGTAGCTCCTGGATCTGCATATCTAGTAGGTGACCCGCTAACAGTATCAGGCGGCACAGCCGCAACTGCAACCGTATTAACCGTAAGCAGCTTGCAAGTAGTTGGAGCTAATCCAAACGCACCTGGGTCGGGTTATCGTGTTAATGACACACTGACATTTGGCAGTAATGATGCTAACTATACTTCAACTGTTATTGTCACAGTCGATGCAATTAGCGGTGGCGGCGGCATTACAGGTGTTACAATTACGCAAGCCGGTCAATTTACAGGAGTTACTCCGCCTACCACAAATACATCAGCTTCTGCAACCAGTGGATCTGGTATCGGAGCAACAATTGATTTAACATGGGGCGTTAATACAGTTGCTGTAACAACTCCAGGAAGCTATACGGTATATCCAACTAACCCTGCATCAATAACTGGCGGCAACGGAGTTGGTGCAACATTTAATCTAGTATCAACATGGTTGCAAAGCACAAGCTTCAGCATAACACTACCAGGATTAACCCCGACCATAATTCATATACCTGCACTAACAGGAGTTGAATCAGCTGTAACGGTTGCTGACGTGGTAGCAGAGATCAACTCTGTTTATCCATCTGGTCCAATTGTAGCGTCAACTGTTAACAATCAGTTAATAATCACTAACAACAACGGCACTGCGTTTACTCTTGAAGATTTACGCGGTAGTCCGCTTGCAGCATCTGGTATTGCAGCAGGTGTAACATTTGCACGCACAATGGTATACCAAGGCTATTCACCATCGTTAACAGTGCCAGGCCAGTTGTCACAACTGGCTGCTAACAACGTATGGTTGAACACAACACCAGCAGGAATGGGTACAAATCTTGTTGTGAAAGAATATGTCAGCGGCGAATGGATAGTTCAAAACACTGTACCAAACACAGGCACAATACCTCTTTACAGCACTACATCAGCAGCAGATGCTGCGTTCGGTGGTCTAAAAGGCATTGGTAGCATATTTGGTCAGTACAACTACTACGGACTAAGTCCGGCAGTTGGTAATATTGTTTTACAGCGTTGGAACGGCTCTTCGTGGGAAGCACTAGACTATGTTCCAGGCTTGTTGGCACCAAATGGCCCGCCAGTAAACGGGACACTGTGGTACAACACTGCATTACAAGTGGATATTATGGTAAACAACGGTCAACAGTGGCTGGGTTATCGTAACTTGTATCCAGGAACTGATCCAAATGGCCCAATACTAAGTTCGGCACGGCCTGCTACACAAAGCACCGGCGCTGCACTAGTAGACTATGACATCTGGGTCAACACCGATGTAACACCATACCCTGCAATTTATCGTTACAACGCAATAACAGGCACCTGGACACAAATTGACAACACAAACCATGTTGACAGCGCTGGCATAATATTTGCTGATGCTCGTGCTACTGCAAACGGTCAAGTTTCCGGACAAACTGCTGAATCTGTAATGGTTCTAAGCAATTATGTTGACCCAGACGCTCCAGATCCTCTGCTGTATCCTCCATACATGCTGCTGTTCAACACACGTTACAGTACATACAATGTTAAACAATGGGTAGTAAACTATTTCCCACAAAATTACAATACTATCTATCCAACAGATGTATGGGTTACATTTAGTGGTAATGCGCCAGACGGTTCGCCGTACATGGGTCCTGCAGCACAGCGAGCAGTTGTTGTTAATGCTCTAAACGCAGCATTGGTTGATAGCACAGATGCCCGTGCATCTCAGAACTATTTTAACCTAATTTCAACACCTGGTTATCCAGAATGTATTGCAGAGATGGTTAACCTAAATGTGGATATTAACAATGTTGCGTTTGTAGTAGGTGACACGCCGTCAACTCTGTTGCCAACCGGAACAAGCATACAAAATTGGGCTACAAATGCTGCTAATGCTGCAACTGACAGCGATGTCGGACTTGTTACCCATAGCTCGTATCTAGGACTGTGGTATCCATGGGGCTTTACTCCAGATCTGCAAGGCAACAACGTAGTTGTGCCGCCGAGCTTGATTGCACTAACAACCATTGCCTACAGCGACTCTGTATCTTATCCTTGGTTTGCACCAGCAGGATTTAACAGAGGACTGGTAAGTTCTGTATCAAGTGTAGGGTATCTGACATCGGCTGGAAGTTATGTTCCAGTAACACTAAACCAAGGACAGCGTGATGTTCTGTACACAAATGACATAAATCCAATTGCATATATGCCAGGACGTGGACTAGTGGTATGGGGACAAAAGACTTTAGACCCTGTGCAAACAGCACTAAACAGAATTAACGTTGCTAGATTGGTAAACTATCTATCTTGGAACCTCAATAACCTTGCACAGCCATTCTTGTTTGAGCAAAACGATTCTACCACTCGTGCAAACGTAACAGCAGTGTTTATGTCGTATCTACAGACACTTGTAGGACTTCGTGCTCTTTATGACTTCTCGGTAATTTGTGATAGTAGCAACAATACTCCAGCTACAATTGATGCCAACCAGTTGTGGATAGATATTGCTATACAACCAGAAATTGCTATTGAATTCATTTACATACCTGTTAGAGTATTGGCAACTGGTACGCCGTTACCAAAAACTGGACAATAATATTGATACAAGATTAAGGGAGCACTTGCTCCCTTTTTCTTTGATTGAGTTTTCGGTGTCAACAGTTGACGAAGAACAGGCACTTGGTTTAACTGTTTCGTCATTGTCTACTAATATTGGTTTTATTTTGGCACAACTTTCAGACGAATCACAAACTTGCATATTTTGATGTGTCTACCAAAATAACAAATGCGAACATGTCTTTAAAAATCAAAAACATTTCGCAAATGATCTACGGACAAATTGGTCATGCTTGATATTATAGTGTCAGACACTAACTATACAGCGTTTTTGGCGAAAATTTATAAAATAATGACATAAAATCAACAAGTTACTATTCTCTAACGTAGTGTTTTGCCTGCAGTTAATTCTACTGCAAAGTTGCCTAACCCCGTGTAAAATCCTCCGCAAAATATGGTACGATTTTTAAAATTGCGATCTGGAATAAATAAGTTAACAAACACGGAGGTTATATTATGGCTACCCCAGTCCCACCAGTAAACTTAAATGTACCGACTGTAAATCGCTATGGCGTACCAATGCCAAACGATTTTGGCATTGGTATCCTTATGCCAAAGCTAAAGCATCGCTTTAGACTACGAACATATGGGTTTGGCGTCGGTGCAACACAAAATACATTTACACAGCAAGTTGTAACCTCAGGTCGTCCAAATATACAGTTTAACAACACACCGCTGCATAGCTATAACAACATTACATATATTGCACAAAAGCCTGAATGGCAAACTATTGAAATCACTCTACGTGACGATATAACTAACTGGATTACCTCTATGGTAAGTGCTCAACTACAAAAACAGATGAACCATTATACACAGTCAGCTGCTGCTGCAGGTGTTAATTACAAGTTCTCAATGAATATTGATACACTTGATGGTACTGTTAAAGGAACCAATGATTCTGTATTAGAAAGCTGGTATCTAGAAGGATGCTATCTTGAACAAGTTGCTTATGACTCGCTAGATTACAGCAGTTCTGATGCTGTTATGATTACATTAACTGTGCGCTATGACAATGCCACACAAGGCGATGAAGAAAAACTATCATATCCCAGCAACTTTACAGGAGCTAACAATTCAAGCGGCAACGCCGGGAGCGGCAACGCCGGGGGTTAACATTCTATAATAATCTCCGTAAATAAAAACGGCACGCGAGCGCCGTTTTTATTGGATAAATACCTGTATGGTTCAAAGTAATCCTACATTTTTCTTACGTTCGCCGCGAACTGCTTCGCGGGCATTTGGTACCGGAAGTCCCGGACAACCGATGTCTGCAGTACCGCGTACAAAGTTTGAATTTTACGTTCAATTTGTGTTAAGTAGCGGAGCTAACAGCATGCTGGCTAATGCAAATCTCAATACATACGAAGGAAATAGAGGACTGACATTTAAAGTAAAAACAGCTGATAAACCAAAGATAAATTTAGTAACAGAAGACTTAAATCAGTACAACAAAAAAGTTATTGCATACAAAAAGATAGAATATCAAGAAACATCCATCTCACTGTATGACACTGTTGATAACAGCCCATTGGCAACATGGGTAGACTACTTTACATATTACTTTGCTGACAGCCGTAGACACTGGTCTAACTCACAATCGGATTATCTGCAGTCTCCTGTAGAATCTAAATTTAATTTAGGAGCAGGATGGGGATTTCTTCCATTGTTAGATGCACAAACAAACTTTTTTGATGCAATAGCTGTATATGCATTGTTTGGAAACACTTATACTGCGTTTAGATATATAAATCCAAAAATTACATCAATTGATTGGGGCTCCAGAGATTACAGTTCTAGTGATCCAGAAGATGTAAACATAAGTTTCAAATATGAAGCTATAGACTACTTTGCGTTTGCACAGCCGTTTAGTGGTAGTAATCCTACTCCCGATGGTGTAATGCCTAATTTTGGGTTTGATAATGCACTAGACGATATAAACTACCCAGTTGGTACGCAAACTATGCAGATTGCTGCTATTCCGCGGTTATTTGGAATAAATGCTGCGCAAACCCAATCGATGGCCAATGCTGCTCAACAAGTACCTGTGGTACCGTCTAACAATGTGTCAAACCCCAATAATACCATTACTCCGGAAGCCAGCGCATCTGCTGCCGCTGCCGCCGCTTCGGCAGCCAGCGCATCTATTAGTTCAGCACCGGGCGCCTCGGCTCCTATACCGGTGGCGGTTAATTCATCGCTGTCAACGACTGTAAACTACGGAACAGGATCGCCTGTAATAGTTGCTACAAACACATTTGCAAGTCAAACAATCACACAACAAATAGGTCAACAAAGCGGACAAATTGCTATTACATCCGTAGGCGGAGGCAGGCAATATACCAACACGCTAACAGGACAGCCGTTAAACCTCCCGCCAGTTTCTTCAACATTACTTAACAATCCAATACAAAGTGGTAATCCTGCTATTTCTGCACAAGCGTTGGCGTTGGCACAAGGATATTACGGCCCAAGTGTTCCTCAATCTCTTGTTCAAAGTATTGCATCTGTGGCAGCCTACATGGCAGCTACACAAGGAATACCAATTGGAAGCCTGTTGTCACCAAACGGTGTGAGCGATACTTTTATTAACGCATACAACAAATTATCGCCGCCGGGCAGCAGCATTGGCATTGTTGCAGTACAACCTCCGCTGTGGCCTAGTAACCCAGCGTTACGTGGCTCGCTGGCAGCAGCATTTACGGATCCGGCATGACAAAATATAGCCAAGATGAATTTGTACCAAAAAATCCACAGAAACTTGTGGGCAATGCGCGACCTTTTTATAGGTCGTCGTGGGAATTGAGGGTAATGATGTTATTGGATCAGCACCCAAATGTAATTAACTGGGCCAGCGAAAGCATTGCTATTCCATACAAAAGTCCACTCGATGGTAAAATGCATAGGTACATTCCGGATTTCCTCATAGTTTATAAGGACAAGTTTGGAAAACAACGTGCTGAGCTGATTGAAGTCAAGCCTGCCAAGGAGGCTATAGCTGAAAACGCCAAGAGCAAACGGGACAAGGCTGCGATACTCTTAAACACGGCCAAATGGGGTGCGGCAATGATGTATTGCAAGAAGAACGGGTTGCATTTCAGAATTCTCACTGAGAACGATATTTGGATAAATAAAGGAAAGGATATAAAGAAGAAGAGGAGATCTTAGTAGATGAATATCTACGAGCATAATGGTGCATTTCTAACTAACAAATATACAACATGGTACTACAATATCATTGAGTTGGCTATAAAAAAACGCGAGGTCCCGGTAGACGGGGAGTATTATGAATCACATCATATTTTACCAAAATCTATTTTTCCAAAATATAAAAGTAATAAAAGTAATTTAGTATACTTAACTCCTAAGGAACATTTTATATGTCATTTATTGTTGACAAAAATGACATATGGTAGAAATAGATATAAAATGTCCAAGGCTCTTACTATGCTTATGCATATAAAACAAATAGGAGATAGATCAAAATATTCTATTAATTCTAGGTGGTATGATTATCAACGCAAGGTGCGCAAATATTATTTTGTCCAATAGTTGAAACGGCTAACTTATATAATTTAAGTTTAGAACAGTTACGATTGCTACGGTTAGGAAAA